CCAAGTGGATCAAGTGCATTTATAATTCAATGTGGTTCAGCTGTAAGTATTCCTACACCAGGAGATGGTACAGTAACCGCAGCTAAGATAGTAAATGGAGCTGTTGGTAACAACCAATTAGGTGCAGATGCTATAGATGGTACGAAAATTGCTGACGATGCAGTCGGTGCTGAACATATAGAAGTATTAGACGCTGCTCTTCAGTTTGGAGATAGTGTTAAAGCTCAGTTTGGTGCAGGTAATGATTTAGAGATTTACCATGATGGAAGTCATTCTTATATTAAAGATGCTGGTACAGGAAACCTAGAAGTTGTTAGTAGCAAAACTGCTATAAATAATGCTGCTAATAATGCAAACTGTGCAACATTTACGGATGGAGGCGCTGTAGATTTATATCATAACGGTTCTAAAAAGTTTGAAACAACTTCAGCCGGTGCTACAGTAACAGGAACTTTAACTGCTGATTTAGCAGATAACTCTATTGATTCTGAACACTATACAGATGGAAGTATAGATACAGATCATATAGCTGATAACCAGATTACCCTTGCTAAGATGGCAGGCGGTACAGACGGTGTTATAATTACGTATGACGCTTCTGGAGATCCAGTTCACGTAGGACCAGGTACTGACGGTCAAGTATTGACTTCAACAGGTGCAGGTTCTCCTCCAGCTTTTGAAGACGTTGCTGCAGGTGTAACTAGTGATGCTAATGATAATACTTTAGGAGGTACTAATACTGGTGCTGATATTTCAGCAGGTAATGGAGTAAGAAATACCTATTTCGGCTCTAATGCTGGCCGCTATACAACAACTGGTGACGATAACGTTGCAATCGGTGCTTCAGCCCTGATTGGATCTAACTCTACCGCAATGACTGGCGGTAAGAATGTAGCTATTGGAAGCTATGCAGGTGATGCACAGACCACAGGTTCTCGTAATATAACTATAGGTTATGCAGCTGGTACTGCAATAGTTGGCGGAACTGATAATGTTGCTATTGGTGATGAAGCTCTGGAAGCAGGAACTGGTAGTGGAAACGTTGCCATAGGTAAAGATGCATTAACTGCTTGTACTTCCTCTAACAATGTAGGTATCGGTTATAATGCATTAAAAACAATGGCTGGTCACAGTGGTTGTATTGGTATTGGATATAAAGCTGGAGAGGCTAATGCAGATGATGAAAGTGTCTTTATTGGAGACTATGCTGGTTATCAATATGTAAATGGCAATAATGGTCGAAATGTTGTTATAGGTAATTCAGCTGGCACAGAGATGACTGGCGGCCAGAATGTTTTTGTTGGTTATAAATGTGGAAGGCACGTTACGAGTGGATATGGTAACGTCTTCATGGGATCGCATGTAAAAGATGAAAGTGGTTCTAACTTAACTGGTGAATATAATGTTTCTATAGGTTATTATAGTTTTGTTTATGCAACTTCTGGACAACATAATAGTCTTCTCGGTACCAATGCTGGCCTTGCACTAACTTCTGGTTCAAATAATGTTTGTTTAGGATCAAGTGCAGGTCGTTCTTCTTCACCATCTGGTAACCTTACAACTCATGACGACCGAGTTGTCTTAGGTAATAATGATACTTCAGAACTTTATTGTGCTGATACAAGTATCTCATCTTCTGACCAAAGAGATAAAACTGATATTACTGATTGGAGTCACGGTTTAGATTGGATTAATAAATTAAAACCAATCACTTATCGTTGGGATAAACGTAGTTGGTACAATGAATATAATGAAAAAGGTGACGTAACTAAAGAAGTTACTCCTGACGGATCCAAAAAAAGAGCAAGACTTCACTTAGGTTTTAGAGCTCAAGATGTATTAGCTGTTGAACAAGCTGATGGCTATGCATCTAAGAAAGATGACATGCTTCTTATCAACCTGAACACGGATGATACAGCATATGGAATGAAATATGAACGGCTTGTTGTCGTATTAACTAAAGCAGTACAAGAACTCTCAGCAAAAAATGACGCACTTGAAGCCCGTATCGCAGCATTGGAGGCTAAATAAATGGCATTAACAACCGTAAAAGCTGCTGGAATTGCAGCTGACTCAATTGATGAAACAAAAATAGCAGATAATGGCATAGATTCTGAACATTATAATGACGGATCTATAGACCATGCTCATTTAGCTAATGACTGTGTAGACGGTGATAATCTTGCAGATAATGCTTGCGACTCAGAACACTATACAGATGGAAGTATAGATCACGTTCATCTAGCAGACGATGCTGTAGATGGTGACAATATAGCCGATAACTCTGTAGGTCTAGCTCACATGGCTGGTGGTACAGATGGCGTTATCATTACTTATGACGCTAGTGGTAACCCAGTTCATGTAGGTCCAGGTAATGATGGACAAGTATTAACCTCTACAGGAGCTGGATCACCTCCAGCTTTTGAGGATGTACCAGCAGGTGGAGCAACAATTAATAATGCAACTGAAAATGAATTAGTTACAGTTGCTTCAACTACAACTCAATTAGATGCTGAAACTAAACTAACTTTTGACGGATCAAAACTCTTACTTGCACCAAGGGGACAACAAACAGACCCAAGAGGTTATATTGGTGTTAAAGGTGAAGACGCTGATGTTGTTGCCTATGTTGCTTGCGGTTTTAATGCTGTAGGTAATACTGTTGGGTATTATTTCACTTGTCATGACGTAGCAGCACCTAAAAGGAAAGCAGGTATAGTTTTAAAGAAAACAGGTGATTACGGTAAAGGTGATATAGAATTCTGGATTGATCCCAATGGGGATGATGCTGATGTCGCAAGTGGTGACCTTCATACAACATTTGAAAATAATGGTGATATTGCTATTGATGATGGTAACTTAGTAGTTGCATCTGGTCACGGTATTGACTTTTCTGCGACTAGTGATGGATCAGGTGCAAATATTAGTGAACTTCTCGACGATTATGAGGAGGGAACTTGGACGCCAACTTTAACTTCAAGTGGAACTGATCCAAGTGTTACTTATACTAATAGAGGCCAAGGTGGAGGCTATGTAAAAGTAGGTGCAATGGTAACTTGCTGGTATTATTCTGAAATCAGTGCTGTAAACAACACACCATCAGGTACTTTACGTATGAGTGGACTACCTTTCCAAGCTGCATCTGCTGCTACTGGAGGAGAAAGTGCTTCAATGGCTGGCTGGATGAGAGTTGGTAGTGGTGCTACTGGAGATCATGTAGAACCGTATTGGCGTAATGTTGTAGGTACTTCTTATTTACTCTTACAGTATCGTAATGATAGCGATGGTAGCCAATCCAACCCGCAAGCAGCGGCTAATTTACCTAGTAACTATTTCTCTATTGGCACTATCTGCTATAGAACAGATTCATAAACATATAATTAACCGGAGGTTAATCTTAAATGGCTCTTACAAAAACAGTTGAAGAAGATAAAATTGAAGTAGTCGGTCGATTTAAACATTTACAAATTAGAACCGCTACTGTAATTAAAGAAGACGGGAATGAACTTACTCGTACATTTAATAGAAAAACCCTTGAATGTGGGAAAGTAAATAGTGATACTAATGCTTGGGTAGATACAGATGTAAGTTCTGAATCTGCTGAAGTAAAAGGTATTGCAGCTACAGTTTGGACACAAGCAGTAAAAGACGCATATAAAGCGCACCTTATTTCTGTTAGCTAAATGTCTATAAATATCCCCCGTCCTAATCTACCTAAATCATTGTACATCCCTCAGATGTACCTAAAACAGCCTACAGCAGACGTTCCGGCCTTTAGGCCTATAGTTATCCCACCGAGCGATTTGGAACGTCCTAAGGACACTAAGGCGGAGGAGAAGGAGACTACAGAACAACCTGAGTCCCCTAAGTTACAAATACCTGTAATTGATATACAAATGCCACTCCCTACAGCAGAAGTAATGGTTACCGCTGTTACTGCTGCTTTAGGAGCTGTAGCTACCACTACATTGGCACAACCTTTATTCGAACAAATCAAGAAGTTTGTTACCAAACAACTTAATAAACGCATTGAAGCATGGAAGAAAAAAAGGAAGGAAAAAGTCTCCTCGGCAAATTAAAAGATGCTGCTGAAGACCAAGAACACCAGATCCAAATCCTTGGAACATTCGTCAGGCTTGGCGTTGTTGTATGGTCTGGCTTCATAATAACAATGAATTACGTAGAATTACCCATGATAAAGAAAGCTGGCAACTCGGATATCACGTTCGTTGCCAGTGTGTTTACGGGAGCCCTGGCCACTTTTGGCTTGTCCACTGGTAATTCTAAAGATAAAGGCGGTCCCGTCAATTGTCCTATGGCTAAAAAGAAGGAAGAATGAACAAATGGCTTTTACTCTTCCTACTGTTATCCCCCTCGGTAGCGAGAGCAGAGTTAGTTACTCCCCAATTCACCCAGGGGTCGATGAACTCAACAACGACTACAACTCAAGATATAGAAGAAGACATAACAATAACAACTTACGGATCAGCCTTGAACAAGTGGAGTGGGGACAATATAACCCATACCTCTACCTCATCAGGTGGTATCGCAGACTCAGATTCAGTATTCAATATGACGACAGCTGGTTCAGACTTCTCTCTGGAAATAATAACCAGAGCCGCAAGTCAGGTACTAGAAGTAACAGAAATAGAAAGAACTATCGAAACTACTGCTACTACGGTATCGCTCTCTGTCTTCTCTCAATAGGATTACCTGTTCGTGCAGAACCAGAAGTACAAAATACCTCAAATCCAGTTGCTGCTGCTACTGGTAACGTTACAAACCAAGCTGTACAATTTCAAAACAATGGAGCACCCAGTAGGCAAGTAATGGGTCCCAATATCAGCTGTAATGGAGCAACTATGACATTCAGCCCATTCTATATGGGCAATCATGTTACACCATTTGATGATGTTATGGATCAACAAAGTTATACTGTCAGTGAAAACTGGGGAGCACAAATTAATTTTATGTTCCCATTAGATGGTTCTATGATTGAACGATGTAAGTCTATTGCTGCAAGGCAAGAGGCTAAAATGGCTTTAGACTATGAACTAGTTAGAGCTAAAGAATGTGCAGCATTACAGCAGAAAGGTTTCATGATACGTCCTGGTTCACGTGTGTACCATATGTGTAGTGATATTATTCCTATATCTGCATTTAAAGCAGAGGTTGCTAAAGCATTAGCAGCTTCTAAACCCCCACCACCACCTAAACCATGGTGGCAAAAACTTAACCCCCTAAGCAAATGACACTATTAATTAAGCCTATTCTACTCGCATTCTTGAAATCAGACTCAGTTAAGCAACTCGTAGTTGATCTACTCTCTGCTTATGTAAAACGTACTGATAATAAGTTAGATGATCAGGCTTTAGAAATTGTAAAGACTAAATTATTCTCATGAAAGACGGTACAGGTAGGGAATTTGATGACGATCTAACTGACTTTTTAGAATGGTATTTAGATGCAGGTCAAAGAATATTTACCCCCTTAAATAAATCTATTCATTTTGTAGATGGTTTGACTTCATTATGTATCTATAGGCATGAACCTTACCAAGTTGAACTTGTTACGGTAAAACCAGGTACTTATATACCACCTCATACTCATCCTAATGTTGATTCTTACGAAGTAGCATTAAGAGGTATTGAATTTTATTCAGGTGGTAAGACTACATTACCTATGTGGTTCGCTAACCAACCATCACCTACCAGTAATTTGTCTATGGCACATTATATGGTAGTTAGAATTCTACCTGAAACTGAACATGCAGCTAAAGCTGGACAAGACGGAGGTTGTTTCCTCTCTGTCCAGAAATGGTTGAACGGTGTAGCCCCTACCGCAGTCGGAATGGACTGGAAAGGAGGTTCATGTATGGGTGATACTCATGATGAACAGATAACTTCAACAGAAGAAGCAGATGAAAGCGACAGAACAGCAGTTTAACGAATTGCATAATCTTGTCACTAATGAATTCCTTAAACGGGTTAAGAGTGGTGAGGCCACCACCCAAGACTTAAAAGCAGCCTGTGATTGGCTTAAAATTAATGACATAAGTGGTGTTGCCTATGACGGAAACCCCTTAGATAAATTGAATAAAATTATGCCTAAAGTAGACCCCGAATTAGTCCATCGGAGGTTATATGGCCGCGTCTAAAAAGTACTACGATGAAAATCCTGGTGCTAAAAAGAAAAAGAATGCATATATGAAAAAGTATATGCAAACTGAAACAGCTAAACGTATCAGACGTAGAGCTGATGAACATAGGCATAAAGGTTCCGTTGGTGATGGGTTAGATTACTCTCACGATGACGGTAAACTTGTTCCTGAAGGTGAACACCGAAGTAAGGACAAGAAAAGAAGGCCTAACCAAAAGAACAAACTCAAAATTGTAAAACATCACGTATAGGAATTAATCATGCCAAGAATGACACCAGACAAGCTTCGTGAAAAAAGAGAAGCTAAGAAGAATGCTTTAAAAGCTACAAAACCTTCTACTGCAGGGGGAGCAGGTGCAAAGCGTATAGCACAGCGAAAAGCACAAAGTGAGAAAATTGCAGCGAGAGCTAAAGAGAGAGAGAAGCTTCAAGCAGAAAGAGAAAAAGCTAAGAAAGAAAGAATAGCAAAATCTAAAGAAAAAGCTAGTAGAAGAGGTACTGGTGTAGGAAGCAAATCTAGATCAGCTGGTACAGGAAAACATGACACTAGTGGTACAAAGAAGACAACTACTAAATCATCAAGTAAGAAAAGGCTTTCTGGAATGCAGGGTAAGCGTGGTATCTTGGCTAGCAAAGAAAGACAAAAAAGATTATTTGGTAAGTAAACTATGTCAATCGCAGGAGAAGTCGTCGAACAAGGCGCTAAAGCTGCTGTAGATCTTGCTGGTACTTTCTTTACTAAAATGACTAAACGATATGGACCTAAAGCACCTAATCTTGCTAATCCAATAAAAGATTTAGTCTCTAAACAAATCAATGCCTCTAATGGCTCAGTTGTACCTGACCTCGAAAAAATGTGGGGTCAGGTTGCTGAGGGGAATTACGATTCTATTGATGGTTGGGTACAAAGTGTTGCCGCTTCAGGTAAGTACCAACAAGAAGTAGCATCAGCTACTGAAGCACTTAAAGCAGCTAAATCACCAAGAAAACAACATTCTATTGTATCTACTCAAAAACGTACTAAACAAGTAACTGGTCAAACATCTAAAGATTATACTGAAGCTTCTCTACCAGCTAAGCCTGGTCAGACAACTAGACATGGTTCTGAATTAAGTCTTAGACAAAAACGAGCAGCAACTCATCATATATATGGTTTATCTGATGATGCAGTAGATCTTAAAAATGATCCAGATTTTGAAGAAATCATTAGTTATGGTAGAAGACGTTATGGTACTATAAGTGGTGATGATACAAGAAATTATATAACAATGTTTGATGTACTTTCTAAAGGTACAAGAAAGGATAAAATTCGACAAATTTATGAGTTATATCCAGATTTACCTGTACATGCACAGAAATCTCTTAATGATAATTTAGGTAGTAGTAAGTTTAAAGATGTTCCATTAGATACAGATTTAGCTGAAGAGAACGTCAAATTTAAAAAGTTTAGAGCTAAAGTTGCTAAATATGGAGATCCGGCAGCTGCTGGATTACCAGAAGATATCTTACCAGATAAACTACCAGGAGGCAAAGGTGAATGGCCTGATTTAACTTTAGTTAATGAAGACGGCACTAAATTTGTACATAAATTCGAATCTGCTGATGATTGGATTGAAAATAAATGGGATGTATTTAATAAGCATTATGGCTCAAACATTTCAGTTAAAAAGATCAATCAAATAAAAGTTGATCCTAATCTAGATATGTATAGTCCTGATCATGCTCATGTACATGAAATGTTGAAAAAAGGTCACAGATTACAAGAATATAAAGCAGCTTTTAAAGATGGTTCTTGGTATAAATTAAATATCGATGAAAAAGCTAAAATGCGTCATTTAGTTCAACTTGAACAACGTACTGTTGCTGAAAACATGGCACAGTATCGTTATGATAAGATAGCTGAACATTATAAAAAGTGGGTAGGTGGTGATTTCAAAAGGATTCCACTTACAGAACAACGTGAGTATATGATGGATAATATTAACGATGTAGCTAATTTAGGTGGTTGGCATAGATTACCTAAAGAAAAAGCAATGTTTACACAGAATCCTGATATAGATAGAGATGCATTAAAAGTTTTATTTAATCTTCAAAGTAATAGTGGACAATGGCAAGAGAAATTAGGTATGTCTCCTGATCAATGGAGTGATATGGTAAGACGTTTAAATGATCCTGCAGACCCAGCTGGTAATTATAGATCCCCAGGTGGTGATACAGTAAATATATCAGATAGAGATTAATGACTGATGTTGTAACCGCCTTAAAAGATGACTTTAAACTCTTTTTACAGGCTCTATGGGAACAGCTCGACTTACCTAGTCCAACTAGAGCCCAGTACTCAATTGCTGACTACTTACAGAATGGTCCAAAACGTCTCCAGATCCAAGCCTTCCGTGGTGTTGGTAAAAGTTGGATTACTGGAGCGTTTGTTCTTTGGACTCTATTCAAGGATCCCGAAAAGAAAATAATGATTATATCTGCATCAAAAGAACGTGCAGATAACATGTCAATCTTCCTACAAAAACTAATCATTGAAACCCCATGGCTAAATCATCTCAGGCCGAAAGCAGACGATTCTCGCTGGAGTCGCATCAGCTTCGACGTAAACTGTTCTCCACACCAAGCCCCAAGCGTCAAAAGCGTGGGTATAACTGGACAGCTCACCGGAAGTCGCGCAGATTTGATGATTTTGGACGACATAGAGGTGCCTGGAAACTCCATGACGGAGCTCATGCGTGAGAAATTACTTCAACTCTGTACAGAGGCTGAATCCATCCTTACGCCGAAAGACGATAGCCGTATTATGTATCTCGGGACTCCTCAGACTACTTTTACTGTTTA